TTGTCGATCACCTTGACGCCGTAGAGGATGTCGAGGCGATAGTTCGACACGTCGTTGGTGCCGTCATAGTACGGGATCACGCGAACGCTGGTGCTCTTGTAGCTTTCGCGCGAGACATCGACGGCACCGGGCGGCTTGACCATCGGCACGATGACCAGCGCGAACGCATCGCGATGGAACATCATATTCTGCCGATAGCTGGCGCTGGCGTCGCCAACGACGTTGATCACCGCAGTTGCAGCCGGGGCGATGTTGACCGTGCCCCACTGCGCGCCATCAGCTGCCGTCAACGGGATGATCGGCGGCGTGATGGTCAGCGTGGCCGCACCGCCGGTCGCGGTCACGTCAGCGACGACGGTGAAGTGCTGCTTGTAGTTCAGCACTGCCTTCGTCACCGGATTGACCGCAAGCACTGCGCCTGCGCCCGTGCCGATGGTGAACACGGTGCCTGCCTTGACGACCGCACCGGAGGTCCAGCCACCGGTCACCAGACCGGTGCCAGCGCCGCCCGTGGCAGGCCCCCAGATGCCGGGAGTGCCTTCGGTGTTCTTGACGGCATCGTAGGTCGTCTGGTTGGTGCCCACGGCGTTGGTGACCGTGGGTGTGTCACCTTGTGCGGCCGTGCCGGTGAACGTCGGCACGTTCTGGCTCATGTAGGTACCGACGCCACCGATGTCGCCGATCTCGCCACGCCGATAGGCTTGCGTGGTGATGGTCGGCGCGAACAGCGTGGTCTGGCTACCAGCCAACGCCCAGTAGCTGTCCGGTGCCAGGACCGCATAGCGCATGTCTCCGGGCACGGCACTTTGATCGAGCCGTTCTGCAGCTGCCGCGAACTCCGCAAAGCTGTCGATCGGACTGTCCGCACCCGTGTCCGGCTGGCGTGTCCAGTTCGGAATTTGGGTGTACAGGTTCATCAACGAGACATCGACCGCGTTGGCCAAACGGATCATTGCTGGCCGCAGCACGCGGTCGGAGATTTGCTCGATCTTCAGGGTGAGGTCTTTGCTGGAGAAGTTGAAATCGACGCCTTGCTGCAGGTTGACGATGAGGTTCAGCTTGCCTTCCGTAACGTCCTGCATGACAGCGGTTGCACCAGTGCGAACCGCGAAGTTCTGCGGCTTACGAATGCTGATGGTGTCGCCAACATCGTAGCCGTTGATCTTCTTGTCGAACTCATCCTCGAACCCGCGATAGACCCTCTGGCCCATCACCAGCTCATTCTCCAGCAGTCGCACGCTGGTCTTGGCGATAATTGATGGATTTAGGACCGTGTTAGCCATTTGCCGTAGCTCCTATTGGGCTGCGGCTCGGGCCGATCACGCACGATCGCCGTAATACTTCTTCATCAGAGCATTGACGGCGGCTGTGTCGGATGGCGGCGCTGCGCCACTGCCTTTCAAGGGCTGGATCGGCTTGCGAGCCTGTGTCTTCGTTCTGGTTGCTGACGGCAGAGACAGGCGGCCTTCCAACCGACCGATTTCGCGGGCGGCTTCCTCGGAGGACATGCGGTTGAGCTGCGCGAGCTTTGCTTGGTTCTTGCCAAGCACGTATGTCAGACGATCGGATTTCTTCGACGCCAACAGCAGGCGCTCGACGTGCGGCATGACGGGGAGCGTGGCTCGCGCCATCACCTCGTCAAAGTCCTTCACGCGCGATCGAAGTCGCTGCACACGTTCCTTGTGCTCCGCAACCTGACCCGACACGCGATCCTGTTCAGTCTTGATCGCGGTGGCGAAGTCTCTGCGGACCTCACGCGAAACCTGTCGCGCATCGATCTCGTAGGCCAGCTTGGCGTTGGCGAATGCGACGTAGTCGTTGCCGAAGTCCTCTTGGCGGGGCGGATCGCCGATCTTCTGCAGCACGGCATACTCAAGTGCGCGCTGCAGCTGGGCCTGATCGGAGGGGACGCCGCCGTTGTCACGGCTGCGGAGCGCCTCGTTCTCGGCCTTCAATCGTGCCGCTTGTTCTCGGTAACGCTGGAGGCGTTTCCCACCTTTCGGTGAGACATCTTCGCCGCCATTATCATCGTCGCCCTCATCGTCGTCTTGCTCGTCGTCAGCCTCATCGCCGAGGTCTAGTTCCTCCTCGGGTTCAGCCTTTGTCTCTGCTTGCTCACCTTCGGACGGCTCGTCCTGCGGCGGCTCGACAGGAGGCGGCTCGGCTTTCTCATTACCTGCTGGCGCGTTTCCGGCTGGCGCGGTGTTGGGATCGTCGTCGTCTACCATTGTCGTCTTTCCTCATAAAAAAACCGCCCCGGAGGGCGGCTCACTCATCGAAGCTGCTGGCCGATTACCGGCTGGCTCGCTCGAAACTCAGGTGTGGTTGAACGACACTGCGATTGCAGCGACCGCTGAATTGCTGTCAAAATTCGTAGGCAGCGTTGCCGTGACCGTCAGCGGCGTCGAACCCGAGCCGACATTGAGGTCGGCCGCGCTGAACCAGTCGCCAGAGTAGAGGTTGGCGGTCGTGCCGTCGTAGCTTTCGGTCAGGCCGGACCATGTTACGCCACGAGTGCTGGTGGAGTAGAGCATGGCGAACGCCGCCGTCACGCCATTGGTGGTGGTGTTTATGCTCAGGTCTAGATCGCCGAGATTGCCAGTGCCAGCCGCAACGTCGCTGGTTGTGGCGAACACAGTCCCTGCATTGGTGAGCGTCCACAGCGCGCCGCGATGATCAAACAACCCGACGCTGCCTGTACTGGTGACGTTGAAGGCGACTGTGACGGTGGTCGAGGATGTGCCAGTCGCACGGAACATGGCGACGACTGCACCGTTGCCACCGCTGTCGGCTTGGCGAATAGTCGAGCCGACTTGTGTGGCAGCCTGACCGTCGATAGTGACGCTGGTGAAGGTCGTGGTGGTGATGTCACTTTTGGCGATGCCGCAGAGCGCCACCAGACGCTCTTTGCCAGCGGCAGAAGCTGCCGTGAATATCAGCGAGCCAGACGTAGCACCCACGCCGCCTTGCGTCTGCGCGCTCTCAAATGCGATGTTGGCGACAGTGCCACCGCCACCGCCACCGCCAACATAATCCGTGGCGTTCAAGCTACCGTCCGGCCAGACATACTTACCGTCATCGGCAGATGTCCATGCTGGCACAAAAGAAGCGTATCGAGAAGTTCCGGGGATAAATTGAAATCTATTCCCTCTCCATACATTGGATGCTTCGCTGAAGTTGGGTATGTTGTATCGCGTAAAATTTAACAGCATCTGAATGTGAGAGGTATAGGTATTGTCGAGAAAGCTGCAGTTCTGCATAGACGGCTGTATTTCACTTGGTGCGGTGCCATCGCCGCCCATATCGGTGCATTGATTAAACCCGGTAAACAGGCAATTCTTCACGACCACGTTGTCGTACTTTCCTCCGTGGATATACTGAAACGCAATGGCGTTGGTATTGGCAAATGATGCTATCGTGCAATGATCGATGGTGACATTTTGTGGTGGCTCGGAGCTGCCATCCGTATATCCGAGACCATCGGTATGATCTTCAAAAGCCGCTGGATCACGGGCGTCATGTATCCAGCAATCCTTGATTAAGGATGGCCCCGGCATAACTCCTCCAGCACCGGGAAAATCAGGACCATTTGCAAAACCCCAGATATCGCAATTGAGCATGGTCACGCCGGTGCCATACATCCGCATTGCGAACTGGTAACCCTGCGTTCCACTAATCTGGTACGAACTAGAATTATCTGCCGATGCTCCCACACCTGAACAAGGCCACTGCATCCCTCCAGGCGGGGCCGTGACAACAGCTACCCGAGGGGAAATTGTGCAGTAGATAAATTGTGTTCCACTTGGATGTGGCGTCGTAAAATAATTTCCAATTTGAACCGCGCTCCCGTCGGTGATATTGTTGCTCTGAAAGCGACAACCAATAAACACACAATTGTTGACATCAATCCCGATTGAACCAGACCCAGCATCAAAGTCCCGATAATAGTATGTAGTATTTGCCACAATATCTGATTGGACTGCGGGGGTAAGAAAACCGGGATATCCCGGAGCATTCGTATAGCCAGTATTAGTCGCGTCAGGAAATGCAGATACCGTGCCGGGATCGAACGCCACCACATTATCCGTGCTGGTGGATGCCTGACTTAAATTGCCCGCGAGATCTGTTGCTGCACCAGCCGGAATGCTGGCCACAACATTGCCTGCAGCTGTCGCCCCCGACACGAAAATCATGTACGAGGAGCCAGAACCCGAAACCGATGCCGAAAGCGTGCCGGTCACTGTGCTGCCAGTGAAGCTCACATCAGCAGACGTGAAGCCGACGACCGCTTTGCTGAAGACTGCGCGGAACCCGATCAGATCTGAAGTTGTAGGATCATCCTGACCAGACGCCTTATTGATCGTCACCGTTAGCGGTGTCGCATCGAACGTCACGCTGGCCGAGTTCGAAGCCGGGAACGGAGCGCCCGTTGCATCGGTTGCGGCAGCTGCGGGGATGTTCATTTGCACCAGACCGCTGCCGGTCATGCCGGTCACGGCCACGTTGTACGGATTGGTGCCGGTGACGGCTGCGGCGAGCGTGCCGCCCACGGTGCTGCCCGTGAAACTGATATCGGCGTTGGTGAAGCCGGTCGCGGGCTTGTTGAACGTCACCGTGAAGTTGATCGGCCCCGCATTGACTGGACTGGATTGTCCATCGGCAAGCGCGACCGTCACGTTCAGGCCGCCGCCGCCCTTTTTCACGATCACCCGCCGGGGCAGGAACTGGCGCACCCGGCGTGGCCGGTCGCCTTCCTCTTCCAGCTCACGCAGGTAGGCAGCTTGATCGTCAGCCAATGGGGCCTCCTGGGCCTACAGGCGGCCCGCCAGGAGCTGGGCCAGCTGGGGGTGGGGCTTCCGGCATGCCGGCGAAGAAGTCGCCCCCAGCCGCTGGCGGCGGCGGTCCTGGGGGCGGCCCAGGCGGCGGCGAGGGAGGTGCGGCCATCTGGGCGATCTGGCCGACTGCCTGCTGTAGCTGGCTGACGGCCTCGATCAGGGCGTCGATCTGCGTCTGCTGGTCCTCGTCGGAGGGTGGCGGCGTCACCGCCATGCGCACCTCATGGGTGCGCTGGGCGGCGCTGTCGAGCATGCCCATGCCCATCTGGTCGCTCTTGGCAGCATGGGTGATCGCAGTGGTCTGCGCGGCCATGCGCGCCTTCTGCAGCTCGGCGCGGACCTTAGTCAGCTCGACCTCGATCTTCTGCTGTTCCAGGCCGATCTTCTGCTGCTCAAGCTGCAGCTTGGCTCCGTTGAGCTGCGCCTTGCCAGCGAGGTCGGCCTTCTTGAGTTCCAGCTCCTGCGCCTGCAGCTGCTCCTCCGGCGTCGGCGGCGCGGGCGGCTGCGGCGGGGCCGGCGGCTCGCCCGACTGTGCTGCTTCCAGCTTTGCGACCTGGGGCGGCAGCAGCAACCGCATGCGCTTGGCGATGCGATCGGCGAGCGGGAAGTCCTGGCCCTGCACGAACAGGTCGGCGAGCAGTGGCGCGGACTGCGGGCCGAGCGCCTGCATCAAGGTCTGGATGCCTTCGCGCGCCTCTTCCCGCTTGGTGCTGTAGCTCGCGCCCATCTCCACCGACACCTGATAACTGCCGGTGGTGAGGTCGTTCAGCAGCTTGGTAGCGATGCCGTCGCCGTTGGGGTCAACGATCTCCTTGTTGATGTCGATCTTGCTCATCTTGCCGTCATCACCGACGACGCGCAGCGAACGCTCGGTGTCGTAGATGTGCGGGATCAGATCGACAATGATCTGGCCGATGCGCTCGACCGCGCGGCCGAAGCTCTCGATGTAGACGAACGTGCCGGTATCGCCTTCACGCTGGCGCGCGACGATGGCTCGGCCGCTCGTCTCCTGCGCGGGCGCACCGAGCGATGAGGGATAGATGCCGGTGACGGCGCTCATCTCCGTGGTGGCGACGCTGAGCAGCTCCTTGATGCCCTGGCTGGCGACCGGTGGCGGCTCGCGTTCGGGTGGCCGCCCGCCATTGAGCGGGTCTGGCGTGTAGGTGAGGAACGGCCAATTGCGGGTGTTCGCCGTCTCCCACTCATCGCGGTACTTTTCGAAGTTGACGAGGGTGCCTTTGAACGGCGCTTTCGGCTGCAGCGCGACCGCCTCGGCATCGGCACTGATGGCGTAGTTGAACAATCGCTGCACGTCCTTGAGCACGCGCACGATGCCGCGCCGCACGACCTGACGGCCGATCTTGATCTCCTCGCCCAGGAACGGAACGATCGGGATATGCATCCCCGGCCACTCGTCGGGGCCGTCGAGGATTTCGCTCGCCGACATCACGAAGCGTTCGACGCGGTAGCTATCGCGCTTCTCTATGGTTGCGCCGCCGGCAATGGCGTCGGCGCGCTTCGGCCCCATGCCGGGACTGAGCTGCGGACGCACCGGAAACGGAATGACGTTGTTGCCGAGGTTGCCGAGCAGATCGAGCGGCTCGAAATAATCGCACAGCATGTCAGCACGCACCGGGTCTTGGATCGCGGTGCAGTGGCTCGGTGCCTGGAACATGGTGCAGGCACCGCAGCGGCGTTCGCCTTCGCCGACGCGATAGTCGGCCTCGTCCTTGTCTGGCTTGTCGTCCTGTTCCGGGCCGTAGTCGTCGGTTTCCTCGTAGGGCACGTCGCCGTGATAGCCGATGTCCTCTTCGGCTTGCGGATCGTATTCGTCGTCGGTGAGATCGATGATCGTGCCATCGGGATAGACCGCCAGCTCGCGCTGACATGGCACCTTGCGCCAGTATTCGGTTATCCGCACGCTGTCGTCGGTCGACCAACCCTGCCACGCCTCATGCAGCATCGGCGCGTCGAATGATTTGTTCTTCCAGCGCGCCTCGGCCGCCTTACGCGCCATGTCGATCGGCACGAAGCAGTAGTTGGCGTCCTTGCGGGTTGGGTGAATGGCATCAGGGTCCCAGACGACGGCCACGCCGTCTTGGATCAGCATGATGCCGATTTCCTGATTGAGCGTGGTGCCGGCGGCGTATTCGGTGAACACGCGGCAGTGCCCAATGCCGGCGGCGACCATCTGATCGGCGGCGCTGAAGTAGCTCGCCTTGGCGTCCGATCGGCGCTCGATGTAGCGCACCATCTCGGGCAGCACGTCGCTCGACACCATGTCGTCGGCTTTTTCGTCCACCGGCACGACGTGGATGGACGGCCGCAGCTGCCTGATGTCGCCCGTGACTTGTCGCACGAATTGCGGACACTTGTTGACGGTCAGGATCGGGCGCTGCTCGTCCTTGCGCTGCTGCAGCGCGACGCCATCCCACTGCGCCTCCTCCTCGGAGAGAAATCGCAGATCGTCGTAGGCGGCGGCTCGGTTCTCGCGGTCCTTCTCCCAGGCCTGCTCGTAGCGATCGAAAGCTTCCTTGAACACGGCTTCAAGGTCATTGGTGTCGGCGCTCTTCGGCGGCAGATCGTTCTGGCCGGCGGGCACGCGATTGTCGTCGGGCGCGGCCTCGGACGTTGTCTCGTCCTTGCTTTCCGGCATCTCGTTGACGGGCGCATCCTTGTTGCGCGCCCGCCGTCTGCGCTTGCGATAGGCCATCGCTTATCTGCTCTTCTTGGACAGGGGGGCGGGCGGCGGCGGCAGCGTTGCCTTGCTTTCGTCGGCGGGAATGAACGCCGCCAGCATCACGCCGTTGGTGCGCTGATAGGACGGCAGCGCGTAGTAGTGCAGCTTGACGCTGCAGCCCCAGTCGTTGGCCATCTGCTGGGCAGCGGAGCGGTAGTGCTGAATTTTGTAGTCGTTCTCCTCGAACATGATGTTGTCCCAGAACTCATCCTCGGGTGGATGCGCCTCATGGTCGGGCTCGCGGCCGGGGGTAAACTCCTCGTCAGATGGCAGCGGGTTAGGTGCGGAGGTGCGGTGCTTTTCGGGTTCGTCGGCCATCTGTTTCTCCCAATAAAAAACCGCCCCAGAAGGGGCGGCTGTTGTGGTCGCGATGTGTGAGCGCGTTAGGCTGGTTTGGTTTCAGCCTCGTAGGCCTTCAGCAGATTGACCAGCTCCACATCCTCGGGATCGGGCTCCTCGGGGAAGCCGTTCGGCCAATTCGCGTTGACGTAGTTCTCAGCGGTAAGTGGAAAGTTCTCGCGGATCAGAAAAGACAACACTCCGTCTTGCCCAGCTCGGCTCTCCAATTCCTCCCGCAATTTCGACAATTTTGTCTCGGGCTTGTTGGACACTGATTTCTCCGCGATCTACAGCTCGCCAAACGTCGTCTACGATCGCGTTATTTGTAGCAGTTTTGAACTTCGCTGGGAATAGCTCCCGTACAGGTTCCCAGGTGGCGGACTGCATTGCGCGCGGCAGGATGCCCTGGTCGCGCGCCGCCATCCGGGTTGCTTCGCCGGTCAAGCCGTAGGTGCCCTGGACACCAGTGATTGCAGAGGACAGGGCGTTTCTGGAACCAGCCGCCCCGCCCGATGACAGATTGTGCTGCACCTCGGGGCTTGAACCGCTGAGAGGCCGCATCAGCGCAGCTGCGACCTGATGAGTGTCTGCCGTGACATCACCGAAGCGCGGATCGTTCGGCACTTCGATGTTGTTGTAGAACGATCGCACCTTGTGCTTGGTGCCGAGGACCGGCGAGATGACATCCATTGAGCCGCCGCTCTCATAAGCTTTCACCGCTTTTTCAATTTCGCCGAGCGCGCCCCATCCTACCTTGGCGGGTTCGCCGCCCTGGTTCAGTACGAAGTCGCCGATCATGCCTTCGGGATTGATCGTTCGGTAATTGCGCGGATTGTGAGCTTCGTCGTGCAGCCTGATCCAGAGAGCCTTGTCGAGAGGATCGGAGAGCTGATCGAGCGTCTTGCCTTTGATGCGCTGGAACAGTGCCTCGTTGACCGGCGATTTTTCAGCGTTCAACGACGGTGTTGCTCGCTGGAACGCAATCATCTCGCTTGTCATCGGGCGACCGGCAGCTGCGCTGGTCAGGGTGTTGCCGACGCGCTCTGCGAGCGATGCGTTCTTGAACCAATCCATCTGTGGCGACAGCGATGCGATTGCCGCCGACGTGGACTGTCGTGGCAAGCCGTAGCGTTCCGCCAGGGCGGTGGAGAGCCTGTTCGCACCTTCGTACCAGTGCGGCGAACGCTCGCGCATGATCTGCGGAGCCTTCTCGTACAGGTAATTCATGTTGCCTTTGGCTTGCTCAAGGAATGCCTTGACGGCGTCCTCATCCGACATGCCTTTGAGGTGAGCAAAGCCGGGATAGTCGCGCAGCAGATCGATGTTGTGAGCTGCTCCAGGCGTGTTCATAAATTCGGGCAGGCCGATGTTCAGCTGATACTTGAGCGGATCATCCGGTGCGCCCTTGGCTGTCGGGAAGCGTGTCGAGGCGCGCAGATCGCCGGGTTGGATAGCGATGTCGGGATGATGCGCCCAGAAGCTCAATGGCGCGCGTGCTACATCCTCGCCGAGCGCCGCGACTGTCGGAGCGCGACGAGCTGCGCCTGTGATCAGTGGCGTGAGCGCGCCAGCGACCTTGGCAGCTCCACCCACCGGCACCAGATTGCTGGCGAGGTCGACCAGCTCCTGTTGCATGCCGCGCGTGCGCGGGTCTTCGGTCGACGGCACCTTGCCGTTCGAAGTCGGGACGAGCTGGCCACCGGGGCCGATCATGCCCCGGTACGGCGCTTCCGGCTCAGTCAGAACGCTGGTCAGATCGGGCGCGACATAGCTGCCGATCGTGCGCAGGAAGCTGTACGCCGCATTTGCATCTGGGGTGCCGCGCCCGACGCGACCGCCCAGGTCGCTCAATGTGAGCTTGTCGACCATCAGCGTCTCTGCCCTACCGGTGCGAACTTGAACGGCGATGCGGTGCCGAAGCCGAGCGGCGCGGCCTTGGCCGGTGTTGCGGGCTTGAAGTCGAAGCCCGCGAGCAGCCGCGCCAGGTTGAACTTGCTCTCCTCGTCCTTGCGCACCAGCTCGGCGGGATCGGTGCTGGCACCTTGCGCCACCCGGCCGGGATTAACGTATCCAGCGCCTCCTGGCGCACCGGCATCGGCACTCACGGTGGTGTTCCAGCCGCCCGAGGTGAGGTCTGTCGCATCCATGCCGAGGGGTGCGCCGGGGACAACGCCGATCGGCGTCGTGTCCGGGCCGGTGTAGCCGACGGCTCGGGCGTAGGGCAGGTCTTGGCGCTCGACGCCGCCGCGCTCCGGGTTGCTGCCGCTGCCGATCGAGGAGGTCTGCGGGCCGCCGCCGAAGCCGACCTGACGGCCGGTGGCAGGATCGCGCGATGCGTTGCCGGTGGCGAAGTTCGCCGGGTTGGCTCCTGCGAACAGTGCCGGGTCAGTGGCGTAGTTGCCGACCGGGCCGCGATAGCCGGTGGTGGTCGGCGGGAAGTACGCCGAGTTGGTGAGTGTATAGTCGAGCGGCTCCCCGCGAGCGGCTGCACGATCGAGGACCAGTGCATCGTACCAAGCTCTCTTTTCGGGAGATGCGGTTGGTCCGATCTCTGCGGAGCGATTGCGTGCCAGTGTGGCCGCCAGCCCTGGATGATCGTCCAGGGCGCGCTGCAGCCGCTCGCGGGTTAGCATGAGGCTCGGCGCTTCGCGCGCCTGCACTGGCAGACCGCCAGCCGGCGAGCCGCGTCCTGGCCCGGTGACGCTGCGCGGGCCGAGCGCGCCGATATAGGGCGCGGTGGGCTCGCCGCGATTGCCGATGTCGCCCAGCGTTCGGAACACGGGCGGCGCGGGAAACGTGCCGGCAGCTGCGCCCAGGTTGCCGAGCGTGTTGCCGCTGCCGATCGGCAGCATCCAGCTCGGGACCGGCATCAGATGCCTCGCAGCATGTAGTAGCCGGCGGGGCCGCGCTCGCCGCGATGACCGAGCGGATCGACCAGCTGCTGCCCTGGCACGATACCTTCCGGCGTGTTGCGCAGCATCTGCTCTTCCATCATCCGGCGCAGCATGTCGCGCTCATCCGGTCCCATCGTCTGCGGCGGGGCCTGATACGGGCCGAAGCGTTGGTCGAACGTCGCGGGCGGCATGTCCTGATAGCGTTGCCCGAAGCTCGCGAGTGTTGGCTGCGACGGCTGCATTCCGAGATTGCGCAGCGTGTTCATTTGCGTCTCTCGTCAAACAGGATGCGACCGCCGGGAGAGATCAGTTGATCAAGTGCGTTCCACTGCGGTGCGACCGGCCCTGCATACTGACTGCCGCCAGAGAAGCTCTCATGGTACGGCGTCTTGAAAGCGTCGGTGAAATGCATGCGCCGGTCGTTCGGATTGACCTCGGTCACCGCGCGCGGATCGCCCTGCTGCTGCGCGCGATAGAACCCGCGCATGTCGTAGTCGGATGTCGGCCTGGGATCGAACGGCACGTTGTTGCGCGCCACCCATTGCTGGAACGCCATCTCATCGAGCGGCGACAATTGCGTGTTGTAATTCGGCGGGACGTTGCGGATTGTGTTTTGTCCCAGATAGGAAAGGTTGCGCTGCTGGGGGCTTTGTCGCTCGCCGAGCGTCAGCAACGTGTTCGGCATCAGTCGTACCCGCCCTCATACCAGCCGCTGAACGTGCCGTAGAGCCACAGCGTGATGCAGAACGCGATCAGCACGAACATCACGCTGATCGCCATCTTGGTCTGGCGGTCCATCATTGCTTCAGCCGTGCAGGGGAGGTCCAAAGACTTTCCACCCGAGCAAGAGGAACAGGATGAACAGCAGCAGCGTGCTGCCGACAGGACCGTAGGTGCCGATATAGCCGAAGTGCCACACCAAGCCGAAGACCAACCAGATCAACATGAGTATCCAGAACGCGAGGCCAAGAGACATGCTGTCCTCCTATGCCGCCTGCCAGGAGCCTACCGGCCGCATGCGTGGGCGCTTGACCGGCTCTGTTATCGCAAATCTGAGCATCATCAGCGCGTAGCGAGTTGCCGCCATCAGATCATCGAACTCCTTGATGACCTTGCCGTCCTTGCGGTGATAGAGCCGGAACTCCTCGAACCAGTCGGTGAGATGCGAAAACACCTTGAGCTTGCCGGTTTGCATGCGGCCGAGCATTTCCATCAGGCCGGCTTCGACGCCGCTGCCGCCGTCCACGAAGGTTGCGCGTTCGGGCAGCATGTTGAGGTGCTGATTGCGGTACTGCGTGGCCAGCTCGTCGCCTGATCCCTTGTCGGCTTGCAGTCCGTCGTGCGGCCACGCGATCGGCACCCATTCGTTGCCCCATCCGCGTATCGCTGCGGCGTGCAGGATCGGCGTTGCCTGCCGCATCTTGTGGCACTTGACGACGTAGACGACATC